TGAGCGGCTCAACCAAGTCCATATGCCCCGCCGTCGGCTCCCAGACCGTGCCGGTGATCGGTACGTGATCGAGCAGGGCTGGTACTAGCCAGCGTGGTGAGCAGTATAGGTCAGCGGCGGACCTAGTGTACCCGGTGGCACCAATGTTTCCAGCGTTGATCATGTGAGGTCTCCGTGAGAGTTTACACCAGCCCGCCCATACTAGGTGGCTCGTAGTTAGGACCCTTGAGTATCTTCCCTCCTTCATCACGCACAGGGAACCCACGGTCATCCAGTTTGCTCATGTTGCTTGCGTGTACACGGTTGAAGGCAACCTCAAGGTTCAACCCGAAGGTAACCGCCAGACCGCTTAGGACGTACTGGAGATCAGCCATCTCTTTGAGGAGTCTCTCTAGGGTTTCCTTACGGGGCTCTCCGTGGCGCATGATGTCCATTTGTAGACCGACAAGTTCTGCTATTAACTCATCGAACTCTTCTGCAATTAGGCGCTCCCTGAGTTCAACTTCATCCAACAAAAAAGGGCCATCAACTTGATGACCCATGCACTTGTGGAACTCAGCCACTGCTACTTCACGGCTACGACACTTAGTCATGTGTTCTCCTGTTCAATCAAGAAATCTACGTACTGTTTGATCTTCTCAAGGTCTTTGACGCCACCCTTGTCACGCCACCGTGTGATGTACTTGACGACGTTTCCCTCACAGAACCCGAGGTTATTCCCCATGATGTACTCAATGGGTTGGATGGCGTGTTTCTTATAGTGATCCCCGCCGACTTGGCGGGACGTTGGCGTCACGTAGAGGATTTCGTCGGTTTCCATAAGATCACTCCCTGTTCATCGTTGTAGTCACTGTCCCGCAAGATACGGGCTAGGCGGGCTTGAATGAGAGCTTCACGCTCGTTTAGCCCTGCCTTCTCAAACAGTGCTACGATAGTGGGCCAATCAGTAATTCCCTCAGCTTTCTTAGGGCCAATTCCTGGGCATCCTTTGTAGCCGTCTGAAGTATCCCCCACGAGGGTTTGGTACATATGGAAAGCATCGCCCTCCTCCCGCGTGATCGTCACTACTTCGTCATCCACTAGGTGCTTACCTGGGATTTGCTTAAGGTCCTTATCAGGTGACCAGATCACAGCGTTAGGGTCTCGAGTAGCCAAGATGCCTAACACATCGTCAGCCTCAAGAGTGTCCATAGTCCGTGTGTCGTACTTCTCTTTGACGTAATCCACGAGCCACTTGTAAGCGAGAGGCTTACGTGTGTCCTTGCGGTGCGCCTTGTAGCCCGCCCAGACCTCCTTACGGAAGTTGGTTTTGTCTGAGAAGCAGAACACGTTGTACCCTGAGAAACCTACCTGTTCCTCGAGGTCAGCCAAGGTGTCATAGAATACACTTAGGGCATCTTCCAAAGTGGACACAAGGATACACGTACCGTCATCCTCATGTAGGACCTCATGCTCTACAGCCGCACAGGACTGGAAGCACAAGATGTCAGCATCAATGAGAAGTGTGGAATCCAACGACATTCTCCGCATCTGTTTTACAGTTGTATTGGTCAATGATGTCCTGAGCGATAGAGTTTACTACCGCCTTCAGTGCAGCTTTAACGTCAACGTCAATCGTCGTATCAGCTACCTCAGCGATCATCTTGAGTTGGTGAAACGGGGTCCAGATAGGTTGCCTGAACATCGCAGTGAAGTCTTCTTCATCCATCAGTGTGTTTCCTTCCAGTTGTTACCAATCTTGTACTCACCAGTGAGCGCTACCTTCATGTCGAAGAACTCACCTGCTAGTCCAATAGACTTGACTGCGAGTTCTCCCAATCGTTGAGCGGCCAACTCCGGTACTTCGATTTGAAGTTCGTCATGAACCCACGCAAGTTGCTTAACGCCAGTGATGCCTTCGTCTTCCAGCATGGTATGGAGTTCCACCATCCACCGCTTTGAGATGAGAGCCGCTGCGCTTTGCAGTAGCGTATTGAGCGCTGCATGCGAACTACGTACACGGAGGAGTCTGCCGTCCAATCCAATAAGGTTGCCGCGCTTCTCAGCGCTACTTTGTACATCCTCAATAAGACGAGCGAGTGCTGGTGTCTTAGCCAAGAACCGATTCTTAAGCTTAGCTCCTTCACGAGAAGACTTAAGGTTAAGATCGTGGGCGAGGCGCGGAGGACCCGCACCGTAGAGGAACATATAGATGAACTTCTTTGCAGCATTCCTATCAGGAAGTCCCGCTGCTTCTTGGTTAACTGTGTGAATGTCTCCATCCACTACCTCCTTGGCATACTTGCCGTTGTCATATTTAGCCATGAAGTGACCAAGCATCCGTAGCTCGATGCCTGATAGGTCAACGCCAACTAGCTTGCACCCATCAGGAACCGTGAATAACTCACGGCACTCAGCACCGTAGGGTGAACCTACAGCTGGACACTGAGCTAAGTTGGGGTTCCTGTGTGTCGCTCTACCACTGACAGCACCGTTAGTGATGCAATGGTGGTGGATACGCCCAGTGTCTTTAACTAGTCGTAACCAAGCGTTATCGCCTTCAGATAACTGACCGAGCCGCTTCTGTACCATGAAGTATTCAGCCAGCAGTTTAGCCTCAGGCCAAGGAAGCTTTGAGAGTGTTGTCTCGTCTACCTTAGGTTTCCCTGAAGGCGTGAACTCCTTAGGCTTCCACCCACGTAACGTGACTAGCCTGTCAGCAATCTGATCCCGTGAGCCGGGGTTGAACACAATGTTCTTCACAGGTGAGAATGGAGAGTCCTTTGTTAAGGACCCCCGCATCTTGTCTTTGTAGTTCACTGACCGCTTAGGAACTTTCTGTTCCCCATCAGGCGACCACCAAGGTTTGAATGTGTCCTGTAGTTCTGCTTCAAGTTGGTCCCTCTTCTGAACAAGCTCGGTAAGGAGAATGCGAGCTTTGTCCAAGTCGAAAAGGAAGCCATTCCTCTCCTGTTGCGCCACGATCCACGCAACCTGATGTTCAAGCTCAATGGCTCTATCGGAGTAGTTCTTTGACTTGATTAGCTTCCACAGCCTATCGGTGACTTCCACATCCTGTTCGCAGTAGCGCTGCATCTCTTCAGACCAGCACTCCCAGCCACCTTGGTAGTCGCCCTTGTGTTCACCCAATCTGTAGCCCCATGCTGCAAGGGAGTGGGACCCGGTTAACTTTCCGGGCATCGTGAGTTTCCCTTTAGCGCGCTTGGCGTGATCTATGTCACTAATATCAGACCAAACAAGGCGGCTGCATACGAGGGTGTCTATCACCTTGTGTTCATCAATAGAGAACTCAGGGTGAATCTTTTTAATGAGCGGGATGTCAAAGTTGATGATGTTGTGACCAATGATGCAGTCAGCTGCCATGAGCATCTCTACACCTTCCCAGATGCACTCAACGTCACCATGGCGGTAAAACGAGAACACCTGACCATCATCGACATCCTTGAGGACCAGAGAGTGAATCCTCGTGGCTTGCTCTAGTAGCCCATCAGATTCCAAGTCGAACACATACGTTGCCATCTCTGGCCCTCCTTACTCAGTTAATTCCTCGAAGACCTACATAGGAGTAGGCCATGTAACGATCCCCAGTTGCTGGGTTGGTTCTCATTTCACTGTTGAACATGTGCCCTTCCTCTTTAAGCTCGAAGATACGAGCAGCTAGGCGGGTGATGTTCAGATCGACGAAGGCATCTCGTGGTGTAATGTCACCCTTCTTCTTCATGTAATCCAAAACGCGCTGGCACTGGGTCATTCCAGTTCTCCTTTTCCAACCAGAGTTTTCTAGGGATTGGGCGAGTTGCCCGTAGTGTTGAGCGAGTTCTTCCATCCAGCTGTTTTCAACAGCATGGACCCCGAAGTATTCAGCTAGATGGAATACACCGTCAGTATTCGTCAGGTGTAGGGCCGTCATCTTCTTCAAAGAAGTCAGGCCGCTCTAAGTAAGTGCCTGTCTCTTTGTCGTAGTATATTTTGAAGCTACCTGAGTTGCCGTACTCACGATCCTTCAGTAGAACGAAGGTCGTAGTGTTGCGTTCAATTTCAGAGAGTTCAGGGTCCTTGCTTCTCTGAAGACCGAACAGGTAGTTTCCATAGCGCATAAGTCCACGGCTTCCTGTGAACTGGTTCTCATGAACCTTGCCCCCACGTTCGTGAGGCTCACCAGTGCGCGGCGAGTTAAGGTGAGAGAACCCGTACAGTGTGAAGTCGAGTTCATGCACTAGCCCAGCTATCTCCCCAGCGATGCGGTTGATCTCATCGTTGGCTTCACTGGCGGATAGGTGGGACACTAAGGCTGTCAGGTTGTCTAAGAAGATATCTTTGATATCAAGACTGATGACCATGAAACGGATGGCCGCTTTGATGCTGTCCCAGTCTTTCACGCCATAGTGATTGTAGAGAAACACCTTGCCCTCTAGGGACTTCATGGATTTCTCAAGCTCCTCTTGAGTGAAGGACCCATCAGGTCTATGGAACTGTTTACCTACAAACTTACCTGCGATGCCTTTGAGTGTTTTACCCACGCTTTCTTCAAGCATGAACACGCCCACCTTGAGACCCTTCTTGTTCACAAGGTGCGACTGTAGCTCCTTAGCCCAATCTGTCTTACCTATGCCAACACCCGCTCCTAAGTAGTAAGAGCATTTTCGGTGAATGCCATAGGTTAGCTCTGTCAATGTAGGCCACGGCCAATCAATCCCACGCTCAGGTAAAGCTACTGCTTCATCCCAAACATCTGAGACTGACACGATGGCGTCAGGGCGCCACTCTTTGGCACCCCAGATGGCGTCAATGACCTCAGAGCCGCGACCAGCTTGGTGCATCTCAGAGGCATCCTTAAGAGGAAGTGAGGCTACAAAGGCTTTACCCGGAGGTAGCAACTGAACGCATTCTTCAACAGCTGCTTTACCCGGTTCGTCTTGGTCAAACATGAAGACAACCTTGTCGAACTTAGAGAGCCAATCTAGTGACTTCTTGATCGACTTAGCTGCCCCCTGAGCGCCATTACTAACAGAGCAGACAGGCCATTTATTATTCTGGAGGTGACTGACAGTGATAGCGTCTAGTTCACCCTCAGTAAGTACAATCATCTTCCCGCCGTCACGCCAGAGCCATTGACCATAAAGACCAACCTCTTTGGCATCCCCAAGGAAAGTGAAAGACTTATCCGGGTAGCGCACTTTCTGTGCTATAGGCACACGGTTCTGTCCATAGTAGTTAGCTACTTGAAGAACCTTGCCGTCCTTGCGTACCCGCTGGTATCCCCAGAACCTGCATGTCTCCTCACTCAGTCTTCGCTTCTTGAGGGCTTCGTAATACCCTTCCGTGAGTAGACCTTTTTGCTTGGTACTTTTCGTTGATGGAAAAGGCGCGACTGTAGTGCTTTCGCTGAGGGGCTGCGCTTCGCCCATGTCTTCTCCTTTTTCATAATATCCGCATCCAAAGCAGTGACCGTGCCCATCAGAGTAGCGCCCAAGGTTGTCCTTGGAGCCACACTGAGGGCAAGGTTCATGGTGTAGGAACTCAGAGGTGTCCACTATTCTACTCGGCACTAACGTGCGTATGTAGTGCTAGGTCTCCTGTATCCATTCTTTCGGTATCTCCTTATCAGCGTACAGAAACCCCTTCTGCTCACACCACTTGGCGTAAGTAGTCTGGGACTTCTTTCCGATTTTCTGTTTGCTGTTAGAGAAGACGAACCTGATGTCTAACTCAGGTTTCTGAGCTTTAATCAGTAGGTGTTTCTTACGGTCCGCTGTGAGGAACCTCCCCTTTGCCTCAATGATAATTCCATTGGGAAGGATAAAGTCGGGAGTGTACTTAGCGGGGCGTGTCGGGACCTCGTATTCAATCTTCTCTTCTTCGTAGGAGAAGTCGATGCCGTCAGCTAGTAGTGCCTCAGCAATCGACCTCTCCAATCCTGAACGGAAGGTGAAACCTTTAGTAGTCTTCTTCGTCGGCCACGGAGCCATCGACTACTTCATCCTCAAAGGTTTCTTCTACGTCGGAGTCACTGGTGAAACCTTCCTCTTCACCGAACCCGAAGCTTGCACCTGACGAGCCATTCCCAGTGACAAGATCAATAACCTGAACAGCCAGCGGCTGAAGAGAGACACCCTTCTTAGCCCCAGCGGTCCATGCGTACACCTCAGCGGAGACACGGAGGACCGAGCCGCCCCACGGGTTCACACCTGTGATGACGTTGTTAGCTGCGTCGAACATCCGAGGACGCCGGTCCCACAGCTGCCCGTCTTTACGCATCTTGTTCTTCACGCGCAGTTTGAAGATGACGTTACCCGTCTCGTTACCCTCATCGTCTTCTTCAATCTTCCACATTGGGTTATCATTCTTTGAAGGTGCCTTGCCCGTGTGGTCTTTGAAGGTAGCGCTGAGCTTCTCCATTAGCGGCTTGGCTTCCTCAAGAGGAACACGAAGGTCCGCTTTGTATTGACCAAGCTCATCGAACTTGGTGTCAGGGCGTAGAAGCGCAGGGAACACAGCGGTTCCTTTGGGGGTGGTGATGGTGTTTTTACTCATAGAGGTCTTCCATTTCAGTAACGGTTTGATCAATAATGTATCCTTTGGACATCAGGTAGACTGCGATATCCAAAGGCATAGGCTCCTCGATAAGCCCCTGCTCGAAGGCTTCCTCGATTAGTTTTTCACTCAGTGTCACGTTGAGTTCTCCTCTTCCGCTTCTCAGGCTTAGGCTCCTCAACTTGCTCATCCTCCACCACCTCAATAGGGGTGCAGTTTTGGCAACGGGGCACAGACACAAGAGCGTAGAACGTCTCCGCACACTCTTCGCAGCGATACCTACGCAAACTCATAGGGTTTCTCTCAGTTCACGCACACGATCCAGTGCGCTCTTATGGTTAGAGACCACATCAATAGTGATCCACCGCTTCTCTGCCCACTGAGGCGGGTCAGTCTCATGATCCTTGATCTCAGCGAGAGCGATGATCTCGAATTTATGGTCAGCTTTCCGTTTGGAAAACTGGATGGTTCGTGTGTCAATGTCCACCATTGTCACAGGTCCTCCTATATTGGAAGTGTTAAGAGAAAAAGAAATCACTCTCCAAGACCCCGTTAAGATCGAGGTCTCCAAGAGCGGGTTTCTCTGGGATGTCTTCAAGAAACTCCTCAGAGATTTTATGAGCGTTGCTCTCATAGAAATCCTGAAGAACGTCAGTGCCCTCAAAGATAGACACAAACGATTCACGTATTATCTGGTTGAATCTCCAGAGGTCAGCTGCGTGTACCCCAAAGGAGTCATGTACAGCAGCAAAGTATTCCATACCTTCCTCACCTGCTCGATGGATAGTCCTGTGCATGTGAGATGCGTCAAGACTGTGAACGAATGACGGCGGTACAGAGTTGCCCATTTGACGGGCATCTAGTTGGTCTTTCTCCTCGTTGATGCGCGGTTTGAACAACTTACCATCTAGCACAGTGTCAACCTGCCTAGATTGTAGTTTGTACTTCTTCTGGACCACATGGAACCCTGTCGGTGTTGTCCACTCAACATACCCTTTAGGGTCACTCTTAGCTACAGCTACGGAAACACCTTTAAGCCACTCCATTGCCTTAACGGTAGCTGGCACGACTTCAGCGATGGATGGCCACAGTACAGAAGCACCGTGAGTGATGAACTCATGCAAGCTCCCTTGCCAAGGAACAGGCTCACCACTTTTTAGCCGCTTACGAACAGCCTCGCCGACATACTTCATACAGGCGTGAAACGTACCTGAGTAACCGATGATCATCACAGGTCTCTTTGCTATATCACGGGTCATCCCAAAGTCATACCAAGCCTTTGAAAGCTCCTTTGTGTCTGAGGTGTCAGCTGCAAACTTGTCCATAGTCCTTTCACCACAGCGCTGGTAGACATCCTCACGTTTCTCTGAGGGTGTCATGTTCACGTACTTACCCATAGGGTCACGTAGTGCAGCGGCGAAGTGTTGAAGACCCGAGCAGGTAGCGTCAACATCAGTGTGGATGTGGGATAAGAACCCGTAACCCTCACGATCAAACTCTTCCCACTCAAAGCAGAACGCAAGGAACTGCGCTGGTGAATCAGCGTCTAACCACCAAGTGGAACCTTTAGGATTCCGAGCAGCCTCAAAGATTAACTCCTCGTGATCTGTTACCCAGTCAACACGCTCTTGAATTGTGCCCTTATCGAACCCGAAGCAGTTAGCCCCGTGGAATGCTAAGGCACACGCATCAAGCTCCTCGTTTATCTCTTTACCGTATGCGAACTCCAGCAAACCTTTGGCAAGGTCAGGACCTTGAGGGTTCAGGAGGGCAGGTAAAGGATAAGCTCGAGAACGACTATCAAGGTTGTGAGGGAAATAAATCTCCTCGTAACCTTTGAACTGGTGCGCTAGTGAAAAGATACGAGCAGTGGCGACACGTTTAGAGATGTCCCTTCTGTTCTGCTCATGCACTAGGTAGCACTGTTTCTTGTACTCCTTCGATAGCTCACTATCACGATCATCAGGAGCTAGGCCGTTAGGTGGCTCAGGAACCTTGAGTTCAGAGCTTGACGGTAGACCAGCAATCTCACGCTCACTCTTGTAAAGCTCCTCGAATACCTCAAGGACCCTGACGTTAATCTGCCACGGAGTTCGTTGCAGTTTGTTTAAGCTCGAGATTACCTCCGGGATATCCTCACACTGTAGCGTCTCGCGGTACGCTTTGGATGAGTTCTTCACCAAAGGGTAAGGCGTCACGTTATGAGTGAGGTACCCACCACGCTCGAGTGTCTCATTAGTCCAATCTCGAGGTGGGATAACCATAGGGTAATACATAGAGTATAACCCTTCAGTAGCAGCTACACGCCTCATGACGAGAGAAGCGAGGGACGCTGAGGGAGACACAACGGTCATGGTGTGTTTACCCTTGCGATAGGGGCTAAGCTCAACGTCACCTGTAAGGTTCTTAAAGATATCCAAGAGCTTGATGCCAACATTCAGCATGTCAGTCTTGGACCACTCAGCCCACTCAAGTCTCAGGTTGTTGAACTGCCTACGGATTAGCTCCTTACGTTTGTAGCGGGGAAGCTCACGTTTTTCGAAGTCAGCGAAAAGCTTACGAGCGAGAGGTCTCCAGTTCTTCTCAAAGTAACGTATACGTAACTCATCGTGGATCAGCCCAGCGCCGTGAATACACAAGCTCGTAACTGAGCAAGGTTTCTTTTGGTGGTACATGGGAACGAGGTTAACGATAGACTTCAAGAACAAGTAAGCGGAAACCTCAGGTTCAATCTCGCTTAGTAATTTACAGGCTAGGTTCTTTCTACCTGCTTTGCCTGAGTTAGCCTTTTTGAGTTCCTCAGCTACGGCTTCAGTGTATCTCTGAAAGTATGACTTAATCAGGAACCTTCCTGTATCCGTATCTCCATATCGGTTAGCTAAGTTCTCACGTTCATGGATTCGGTGAAACCTTCTAATAGTTTCACCCCGGCACTTCTCTTCGAGTGCAATCTGTTCTTCTCTGAGTTCGTCAGTCATCAAAGCTCCAATGTCACAGATTTCGTTGGGTGTGCAGTATGAGGGGAAAATAGTGTCCACCTCAGTTAAAGGACCTGCACACAAAAAAACCCTTGAGAGAACTAAAAGCGTTACTCAGCAAGGGTTATAAGGTTTTTGTTACAGATTTAGGCGTTACGTTAACGGGACACTTTGGATTTTAAGTCCATAGTAGTTGTGGTGCGAGCGGCGGGACTTGAACCCGCAAGCCATTGAAGGCGCAAGATTTTAAGTCTTGTGTGTATACCAATTCCACCACGCTCGCATGTCACAAGTCACTGATATGACACAGCGTTTGTCACAGAACAAGCGCAGCCTCATTAAGATCATCAGGTGCAAGGTGTGCATACCTCAGCGTCACCTGAATTGACTTGTGGCCCATCCACTTCTGGACACGCCTTAGATCGACACCACGTTGAACTAAGCGAGACGCGCAGGTGTGGCGAAGAGTGTACGGGATGACCTCCTCACCTAACCCAGCGTAATCTCGAGCCTTCCCAAAGTTATCCGAGAATGCCCTGTAAGAGCTTATGGAGCGCCATAAGGGTTCCCCCGGTTTGCTACTTTGTAAAGCCCAAGACACAGCCGCCTGAGCCGCCTGAGGAAGCGGTACGGTGCGCGCATCGCCACCTTTGGTTTCCCAGAAGGTCACCTTCCAGATATCGGATGAGGTATCAATGTCCTCCGGCAGAACCCTGAGCGCCTCACCACCTCGAGCGCCAGTGTACAGGAGGAACCGCGCAAAGTGCGCGTACTGTTCCTGTCCGTTATGGATGAGCCGCGCACAGATAGCTTGCTCTTCACGGTCTGACAGAAACCGGATGCGTCCCTTGCTTTCTTTGAAACGAGGGAACTCTGGGACAACATCAAGCATCCCTTTTGTTCTCGCGTGTTTCAAAAGCTTCTGAAAAGATGAGAGCTTCCGGTTGATCGTGGCATGAGAGGAACCCTTAGACATCATCTGCTCAGAGAGTGTGATGATATCAGCTGAGGTGATGCTACTCACGAGCCTCTGAGGTCCTAACATCATCACACAAAGCTCAGCATTGCGGATGAGCTTATCAGATGACTTAGCGTTGCCCCATAGGAAGACCTGCGAATCTGTAAGGAACTGGCCCAAAAGAAAGGCATCCTTGTTCTTCACAGGTGAACTTACAGGTTGTCCATAGTTAACACACTCGAGAGCTTGAGTGTGCCACTGGATAGCCTGAGCTTCAGTATCGAATGAGTAGCGGTGACGCTTGCCTGACTTGTCTTTAACGTCAGCTTGCCACTTGTTGCCTCGAGAGCGAACAGGCATTGATCAATCTCCTTTAATGATGTCAGCGACTTGTGCCAAGAAAGCTTTACCTTTAGGCAGTAGCCGCATCTTTTTTGATGATCGGTTCATTGGATCAGGGTAGTTCTCAATCATCCCCCTTCCGGGTTCATCAGGGCGAACAAACTCAGACCAGTAAGAAACATATCTTGAACAGGTGGAGTTAGCTATCCCCAGCCTATCCTCGATATCCTTTTGATGTTCAAACTTGTCATCATCAGCCGCCATGAGAAAAACGAGAGCCTCTGATACAGCCATGCGTTCATCATGCTGCCTGAAAAGTTCGAGTATTCTAGTTAGTCTGCGAACCTCCCTTGTAGTCCCCATAATAAATGTTCTCCAATTCTGTCAGGACTTCCTCAGCTGGGTGCAGCTTGTTTGTCCTTTCGTTATACTCGTGGAGTATATCACGAAGTTTACATATTATAAACAAATCGTGACGATCTCCGGTTAAATTG